GTCATTAGCTACTGTTATCGCATCCGATGATGCTGATACTCCTCTTATTGCTCCGACTTTTACTGTGCTCATAATTAGGTTTCTCCTATTTTTGCAAAGGTAAATGAAGTTGTTGCAAAAACATTATTACCAACAACACTACTACCTGTTCCTATTGAACCAACAGCAAAGTTTACTTTTACTTGAGTTACATCTGTCACATCTATAAAAGCAATACTCATACCATTACCTTGTCTCACTCCAGTACCATTATTTCCATCAATAGCTCTTGCAATAGCAGCATATGAACTATTATTTACTGTTATTTTAGTATCAAGACTGATTGAGTCACTTCCATTTAGGTTGAATTGTGCATTTACAATTACCAAATATTTACCTGTAGATGGAAAACTAAAAGTACCACTAGAATTAGTTACTCCGCCTCCTATTTCCGCAGCATTACCAGTAAAAGCATTTCTAACTAAATTTGATGTTATGGGATCAGCGTCAGCAGTAATTGATGCCGATAAATGGTATGTATCAAATACTGATATTCCATTTAAATGAGCCATTGTTGTATCTGCAACATCAGGTAGGGTATATGATCTTGTATTGCTACTAGAAGCTGGAGCCTTAATTTCGAAAGTGCCCCCTCCAGTATTAGCTGTTAGTTTTATGCTGCTCATCTTAAGCTATTCTTTTGCTGCATTTGATTGATAAATGCTTATCACTTAAGTTTAGCAGTAGCTAATTTCTATCCTCTGACTAAGCTATTTGTGCTAAATTGTACCATCCTGTGAGAATATATTTGTTTTGTGTTAAAGGAGGATTTGCTCGATGTGTGTGGGTAAACGCAGCAGGAAATATAACACATTTACCTTTTTCTGGTTTTAATCGGCATCTTTGATGTAGGAATTCAGTTTCACCCTCTCCATCAGGCATATCATTAAGATAAAACATCCATGCCAAGACCCTTTCCATAGATTCGAAACCACTATGTTCACAGTGCCAGCCATGAAATCCGCCATTCGGAGGACTTACTTGTAATTTCTGATATATAGAAATAACTTTTCCACTGTAATAAGCCCCCATATATTCGTCTGTATACTTTCTTAAAGAAATATCTAATGCTTCATTTATAATTCTTTGTTTTTTTGGATCATCATTTATATAAAGTGCCCAATCTTTTCTGTAATTTGCATGTCCATATGATTCAGGATCCTCTCTTACTGAGTCTCCACTACCATCAATTACTCGATCTGCAAAATTTACTAATAAATCACAAAATTTATTTGTTAGGGCATTTTTATATTGACCTATAAAATGTGGTGCATATATTCTTTGATTTTCTTTTTCTCTATATTCTCTTAAAATTTCTAAATCTTCTTTTTTCATAACTAACTCTCAATAAAGAAAAATACTTGATTTTTACGATACTCTTTACCAAAATATTTATCATTATAAATATTCATTGCATGATATATCGTCCCATCAAATAATACCATACGATTATATTTTGCCTTTAGTGTTTTTATTATGTCATAATATGCCTTTGGTCGCCACGGTTGAAAATGTTCTATAGAGTCTGTATCCCAACCTAAATCTTTATATAAATTAGTACCACAATCATCATTAAAATAAACTATACCATTGTAACCATTATCTATATGAGGCCACCAAAAACAATTTTTATAGTCATTAAAACTATTTTTATAAAAACAAGTCATGTTTGTACTTATGTAAGGTTTTAAATATTTTTGATTACATAATTTTGAAAGAAAATCATATACTGGAATTAATCTTTCATCTAGTTTTACTAGTCTTCTATCTTCAAAATAAATATTATTGTAACTAGGTTTCTCATTTAATTTCCATAACGGTACATCTCTATTAAAAAAATAATCTTCAATCTTTTCAGGATTCTTGTAAAAATTATCGATTATGTAAATAGGTTTGTCTTCAAGATATTCAGTTTCGATTTCTAAATCTTTATTTAATTCAAACATATTTTATTTATCACAAAACTCATAATCATCTGATTGATATCTAATTAAAATATTACCAGCTATGACAAATCGTTCTTCATCACTAATATTAATAACCCTATGCCACATATAGGAAGGAAAACAAATTAAATCACCTTCGTTTTGCTCTGGTATAGCATGATCATTTCCATCATTGTCTAAAAAATTAAAACACCTATCTTTAGTTGGTTTAACAAAATGCACATATGATATACAACTCTTTCCAGAATTATGTTGATGAGGCATATGAATACTCCCTTTTTTGTAATATAGTTGTGACCAAAATTCATTTTCGTAATAAACTGAGTTATAAATACCTATACTTTTTGTTATATCTTCGGCAATTTTAGAATATACATCTTTCCAAATATAATCTGGTCTACTATAAAACGTTTGATGATAGGAACTTATAGTTCCTGTATCAGGTTTTATTTCTAATCTAAAATTTGTTTTTTTTAATTCAGATATAACTTCTTCTACTTCAGTTTTTGGAAGTTTTATATTATCGTGCAACCAATATACTGGCTTAAAATTATTCATATAAATTTACTCAAGAAACAAATTAATATTGTAAGAAACTGCAATTCTGTCTTCATTTGAAGTATTAGTATTAACACTGTGTTGAATATAAGAAGGAAATGTAACCATACGTCCTTCTACAGGAAAATATTCATATGTATTATATATATTAGTATCATACTGAAAATCATCAATATAATGTTCTATCTCAACATAACTTTCAAAATAACTTGGATGTAAAAATCTAGTGTCTCCTGAATTTTTAGGAATGCTTATCCATAAAACTCCTGATAAATTTGAATTTGGATGAGTATGTTCTATATTCAAAGCATTTTTACCATTGATCATAATCCAATATGTTATATTTGCTATAAATTTTTCTTTAAATGTTGAAAATACAGATTTTTGCAGACCTTTTTTTAAAATTGTAGATATAACATTATCTTCGGTCAAGTTGTAAATTGGTGAATGCCATCCTCCATCATTTGATCTGCCATGTAAACCTTTAGGATTTAATTCTTTTTGAGAATAACAATAATTAATTAATTCATTTTTATTAAAATCTTTTTTACTAAAATCATATTCATGAAATGCACATGGGAATAATAATCTTATAGATCCCATTCAGTTATTCTTCCGCAAGAACCCATCCTTTACTATTATCAGAATTATATACAGATTCATCCCAATAATATTCTTCACCATCTTCAGGGTAAGGTATTGGGGCATCCCAATCATAATCTTCAGTGTTTAAAACATGACTAGGATAATTTTTCGGAGGAATAAAAATATCTTTATCAGCTAAATAAGTGCCTCCTGGTGTTGCAGAATTCATTTGTGAACATGTCCCAATTTCATTGTGATATTCATCATGAAGTTTACCACCATATAAATGCATGAAAGTTTCAACATAAATAACACCTTCTTCTTTAGGTAGTGTATCAATAAAATCTTGCTCTGCCACAAGAACATTTTCAACTATATTATTTTTTATTTTTGCGAAGAAATGCATTATGCCGTAAAAGTTCCTGAACCATTGAATCTGTGATAAACATAACCATCTTGAACAGTTATGCTATTACCTCCACTACCTTTTGCTGCATTTCCCTGATATTTAATAATGACAGTACCAGCACCTCCAGCAGCACCAAAACCTCCTCCTCCACCTTTACCATTAGCACCTGCAGGTCTAGCACCACTATTTTGACCACCCTGTCCATGCCCTCCTGTAGCAAATGTTCCAAATATATCAAATCCTGTTATAACTGCACCTGGACCTTCTTCAGAATTTGTACTTCTACCAGTACCACCTTTTCCACCACCTCCACCACCAAAGGAGCTAACAGATCTTCTTCTATTACTACCTCTTCTTTCATTACCGCCAGCATGACCTTGACCACTTATACCATTACCCTTTTGACCTTGGGTTTTACCACCGCCACCAGAACCACCATTAGCTGCTTCATTATTTCTACCCCCACCACGTCCACCACCAGTGGAAGAAATACCAAAAGCAGAAGAAGCACTACCACTATTACCATTACCTCTAATCCCACTATTATTTCCTCCAGAACCAACTACTATTGTGAATGTTGCTCCACTTGCTACGTTTTGAGTAGGGGTAACTTGAGCTCCACCTGCTCCTCCTCCTCCACCAACAACTTGACCTCTATTATTACTAGACATAGGTTGGTTACCACCACCTCCACCACCACCAGCAATTATTAATGCTTCCACATCATAATTAGCAGATGCACCATGAAATTCAGATACCTGTATTTCACCTGATGCTGCTGCATTTCCTTTACTGTAATATTCAGATAGTTGATGAGGAACTGATCCTCCAAATTCACCTGCTATGTCAGATAATGAAATTTGGCTTGGGGAATTAGGTAACGGCATTTACTTTGCCTCCAATACTTTTATTTTCTCTGATAATTCTTTTACAGCTTCAATTAATATTGATGTTAAAGCTTGATAATTTACTGAAAGGTGAGTACTGTCATCTTTTAAACCCTTCACTTCTTTAACTGCCTCTGGTAAAACCTTCAATACATCTTGAGCAATAACTCCAGCACTTTTTTTACCATCACGTTTCCAATCAAAAGAAACGCCTTTTATTTCTTCTAATTTTTCTAAAGGATTAGAAATAATTTCAATATTTTCTTTTAATCTTTCGTCAGAAGCAACTGAAGTTGAAAATGCTATTACATCACCATCTGCATGAAAATCTCCATCAGCTTCAAATTTGAATTCAATATTACTATTAATAGTTATATCTAAAGCTGTATTATCAGTAAAATTAACAGAGTCATTATCATTAGATCCCTTAAACCTTCCTGATCTTGACTTAATATCACCAGAACCTCTCTTTCTGTCTGTAACACTTCCATCAGCAAGAGTATCTTCATCTACAACTCCATCAGGTAAGCCTCCTACAGCTAATCCAGTAATTGTGTTTGTTGTACCATTAAATGTGAGAGCCATAATTAAATCACTGTATAAACTGAACCTGTAGGTATAGTGAGAGTTACCCCTGCATTAATTGTAATTGGACCTGCACTCAAACCATTACAAGTAGATCCAAAAGTAGTTCCAAGAGTGTAGTCAGTTGTTATTGTTGTCCCGTTCTCAACTATTACTTTGTCATTTCCTCCACCAGTCGCTCCAGATGGTGCATCTACGAATGAAATAACACCTGCTCCGTTTGTTTGAAGTAACTGTCCTGAAGATCCTAAAGCTGTAGGGAATTGAAAAACTTTTGTTCCATTAGATGAAATAGCTATGATTCCTGAACTAACTCTAAATACCCCAGTGTCGGTGTCCGAGGAGAACGTAACGGAGGGGACTGAATTTGTACCGTCAGGAAATGTACCACCTGCGTTTAAATAATCTGCAGCAGCAAAAATCACTCCGAAGAAAGCTTCTCCTGAAGCTGGTGCAGAACTAAAAACTATATTTGTTCCTGATAATCTAAATCCTGATGAACCAGAAGAATCAGGTTCTTGAATTACACCGCCTACAGAAATTAGTA